CGTGCGCGTGGTGGGCGAGGAAATCGTCATCAACGGCAAGGTCGAGCGCAAGGGCCACACGCGCAACATGAAAGACGGCCAGCGCATGTACAACTACATGACCTCGGCCAACGTCGAATACATCGCGTTGCAGACCAAGACGCCATACGTCGCGCCGGCCGAAGCCATCGAAGGCTATGAGGATGAGTGGGCGAACGCGAACAAGGATAACAAGGCGTATCTGCCCTATAACAGCCGCGACGAGGAAGGCAATGAAATTACCCGCCCGCAGCGCGAGCAGCCGCCTGTAGGCGCTTCTGCATACCTGCAAGCCATGCAGACGGCGCAGCAGGAGTTGATGATGACCAGCGGCCAGTATCAGGAACAGTTCGGCGCGCCGTCGAACGCTGATGCTGGCGTTGCCATTGCCGCGCGTCAGCGCCAGGGCGACAAGGCGACATATCACTTCATCGACAACGTTGCGCGCGCGATCCGCTACACCGGCCGCATCATGGTTGACCTTATCCCGAAGATATACGACACGCAGCGCGTGGTGCGCATCGTTGGCGAGGACGGCTCTGAAGACTTCGCGCAGATCAATCCCGAGCAGCCGCACGCCGTTGGCGACCAGCAGGGCAATGCGCAGCAGGCACCGGCCGATAACTCGAAGCTGAGCGCCGCGCAGGCCGCGCAACTGATCTACAACCCCGGCATCGGCCGCTATGACGTGACGGTAGAAGTCGGCCCGAACTACGAAACGCGCCGTCAGGAAGCGTTCCATGCGCTGACACAGATCATGTCGCAGGATCAGGATCTAATGAAGGTGGCCGGTGACCTGCTGTTCAAGGCCGCGGACTTCCCGATGGCCGATGAGGTCGCAGAGCGTCTGCACCGTACGATCCCGGCCGCAATCCTCGGCGAAGGCCCGAGCCAGGCAGAGCAGGACATGGAAGGCAAGATGAAGCAGATGGGCGAGATGATCGAACATCAATCGGCCATGCTTCAGGAAGCGCAGCAGGGCAAGGAAGCCGATGAACTGCGCATCAAATCCTACGAGGCGGAAACGCGCCGCATGGCTGCACTCGGACAGCCTCTAGACCCGCAAGTCGTCGCGCACGTTGCAACACAGGTCGTGATGCAGATGATGCAGACCGGCTCGCCAGAGGGAAATCCTCCCTTGCCGCCCGACAGCGCGCAGCAGATTCAACCTCAACCTCAACCGCCTTCGGGCGGTTTTTCTTTGCCCGCTCAACCTTCACAGGGGGCCTAAATGCCCGGCTACATCGGAATTCTTCAGGACGCGTCGAACCTGACGCCCGTCAGCGCACTTTTCATCATCCGCCAGACATTGGCCCCGGCTTCGGTCGGCGCGAACACGGCAGCCGAGCAGACGTTCACGGTTCCCGGCCTGCTGGTCGGTGATTCGGTGGACATCAACAAGCCATCGACGCAAGCCGGTCTGTCAATCGGCAATGTGCGCGTCTCCGCGGCGAACACGCTGGCGATCCAGTTCGTGAATACGACCGCCGGCGCGATTGTGCCGACCAGCGAGACATACATCATCGGCGGTCAGCGCTAAGACCCAGCAACACAGCTTTCCCGAAGGCCCGTTTCCGAAAGGAGCGGGCCTTTTTCTTTTGGTCCGTACCGGTGCGGCATCACCGGGCTCAATCCTTGGATACGTCCATGCAAACCGAAGAGAACGCTTCAACCGAAGTAACCGAAACGCCTACGGCCTCCACGGAACAGGCGCAACAGCCCGCTGAAGTCGATCAGCCATCGGGCACTGATCAAACCGCACCGGCAGTCGAGCAGACGCAGCAGGACAAGCCCAAAAACGATTGGGTTCAACGCCGCATCGACCAGCTCACGCGGGAGAAACACGAGGAAAAACGGCAGCGTGAAGCGCTCGAAGCGCAGTTGCAGCAGTACCGGCAACCCGCAGAGACAACGCAGCAGCCCAGCCAGCGGCAGATGAGCGCCGATGACGTGCGGGCCGAAGCGAAGCGCCTCATCCAGCAGGAAAAGTTCGACGACGCCTGCAACAAGGTTTTCGATGCGGGCAAGACCGAATTCCCGGATTGGGATTCGTCGCTGCGGACGTTCCAGATGCTCGGCGGCGCATCGCCCGAGTTTCTTGAAGCGGTCACCGCGATGGATGCCGGCCACAAGGTGTTGCATCACCTCGGCCAGAACCCGGAAACCGCTGAACGCCTGCTGTCCCTTCCTCCGTTGCGCATGGCGCTTGAACTGGCCCGTCTCGAATCGACGGTCGGTCAGGCGAAACCCAAACCCGTTTCCAACGCCCCCGCACCGATCAACCCGATCGGCGGACGGTCTGCGCCTGTCGAGCCCGAGGAATTTGCCTCAGCCGCAGAGCAGATCGCGTGGTGGAAGAAACACGGCTCCAAATGAGGCTGAAAAATGGCTAATACCCTTCTCAATACCAGCAAGATCCTCGACAAGTCGTTGATGATCCTTGAAAACAACCTGGCTTTCTCGTCGCGTGTCAACAAGGAATACAGCGACGAATTTGCCATCAAGGGCGCCAAGGTCGGCTCGACCGTGAACGTCCGCAAGCCGGTTCGCTTCGTCGGTACGACCGGCCCCGCGCTGGCTGTCGAGAACGTGGTGGAAACCGTCGTGCCGGTGACGCTCGACACGCAGTTCCACGTTGACTTCACGTTCTCGTCGCAGGAACTGACGTTGAACATCGACGACTTCGCTGAGCGCTATCTGGCTCCGGCGATGGCGACGATTGCCAACAAGATCGACTTCGATGGTCTCGGCCTGTACACCACGGTCGCCAATCAGGTCGGCACCGCGGGAACCACGCCGAGCGACATCGCGACGCTGCTGGCCGCCGGTACGCGCCTCGATCAGGAAGCGACGCCGCGCGACGGTCAGCGCACGGTTGTTTGGGACCCGGCTGCGAACGGTTCGATGGTGAAGGCTGCCGCCGGCCTGTTCAACGCGCCGCAGAAGATCAGCGACCAGTACGCAAGCGGCATCTTCGTGCCGGCGCTGGGCTTTGACATCGGCATGGACCAGAACATCCGTCAGGCGACCGCGGGCACGCGCACCAACGGCACCGTATCGGGCGCTGGTCAAACGGGTAGCTCGCTGCTAGTGACCGGCCTCGGCGCTGCTGGCACGGTCGCGGCTGGCGATACCTTCACGATCGCTGGTGTGTTCGCGGTGAACCCGCAATCGCGCCAATCGACGCGCGTGCTGCGCCAGTTCACGGTGCTCACCGCGGCGACCGCTGATGGCTCCGGCAATGCAACGCTGTCGATCTTCCCGTCGATCAATACCGCGGCGTCGAACCAGCAGTATCAGACGGTATCGGCCGGCCCGGCAAACGCTGCTGTGGTGACGTGGGATGTTGCCGCAAGCACGCAGTACACCGTGAACCTCGCGTACCACAAGAGCGCCTTCACGCTGGCTACGGCTGACCTGCAGATGCCGGAAGGCGTGGACTTCGCTGGCCGCCGCAATCACAAGGGCATCTCCATGCGGATCGTGCGCCAGTACGCGATCGGTACGGACACGTTCCCTTGCCGTATTGATGTCCTTTATGGCTACCGACCGATTTATCCTGAACTTGCAACACGCATCGCAGGCTAGAGAGGCTGGAATTTAAGTTGTAAACTCCTCGGGTTTGAGGCAAGATTAAGCCTCTACCTGAGGAGATTTAAATGGCTGAATGCTGCATCAAAGGCTGCGAGAAAGCGGCTAAATCGCGCGGGATGTGCAACACGCATTACGAGCGCTATAGGTTGGGGCGCAATGTTTCTCCGGATGCGCCGAAGCAATGGCATGGTCTGAGTAACAAGGACCGATTCGAAAAGTATTTCAAGGTTGATGAATCGGGTTGCTGGCTCTGGCTAGGTTCGTTGAACAATAAAGGCTACGGTCAATTCAATCTGAAGGGCGATCGGCCGGTCCCCGCACATCGCGCATCATGGTTTATCTACAAAGGTGAGATACCGGCAAATCCGGATAGTGCTTATCGGACGTTGTATGTGCTTCACCGTTGTGACAATCCGAAGTGCGTCAACCCTGAGCATCTTTTCCTTGGTTCTCAACAGGGGAACATGGACGACAAGATGCAGAAGGGGCGCCACGGATATGGTGTATCGCTTGGCGAGCAGCATGGAAATGCGCGCTTGACTGTTGAGATTGTCAGAGAGATCAGAGCGAGCAGTGAGTCGGATGCTGTCTTATCTGCGCGATACGGGATATCGCGACCGACGATATATGCCGCGCGCAAAGGATTGACATGGAAGCACGTCACCTGAAGCGCAAGACAAACAAGCGGGCCCACTTCGGTGGGCCTTTTTCATTTCTGGAGCCGAAATGTTCGGAATCGCATGCGGTCCATATCTCACGCTGGAGATGCTAACGATGCCCTATGAATACCAGGAGTTCCCGAAGTGGACGCGCAACGGCAAGCAGGAACGTCTTGTGCATTCGCGCGAGGAACTGGAAGCGCTCGGCGAAGGCTGGTCGGATGAGAAGCACAATCCGCCGAAGGTGCACATCGATGCCGACACGTTTCAGCACTATCCCAAGTGGGTCGGCGACAAGCTGGTGCATAGCACCGAGGAAGAAGCCGCGCTTGCGCCTGTCGAACCCGAGCAGAGCGACGAGCGCACGGCGCTGATCCAGATCGCCGATGAAAAGGGCGTGAAGATCGATAAGCGCTGGTCGAGCGACAAGATTCGCGCGGCGCTGGAGTCGGCATGACGACCGCGGTCGATCTGATCACGCTCGCGCTGAAGGATATCGGCACGAATGGCATCGGTCAGTCCATCTCTGCCGAGGACACGGCCGACGCGCTGGCGACGCTGAACATGATGCTCGGCCAGTGGTCGGCTGAGCGGCTGAGCGTCTTTCACCTGATCGACACCGCGCACCAGGCGAACGGATCGGTTTCGTACACGGTAGGCCCCGGCGGCGACTTCAACATCGCGCGGCCGATCAAGATCAACGCGGCCTATGCGCGGCTCGCGAGCAGCGGCGCCGGCAGCGCGGTCGATTATCGGATCAGCATGATCGATGCGCGCGAGGACTACGCGCGCATCAGCCTGAAAACGCTGAATTCGTTCCCAGAATGGGCGTTTTACGACTCGGCGTTCCCGCTCGGCAACCTGTTTCTGTATCCGGTCCCGAATAGCAGCTACGAGCTGCACATCGTGACGATGGACACGCTGCCGCAGTTCTCGACGGCTGCGACTGTCGTCAACCTGCCGCCGCCGTACATGGCCGCGATCCGCTACAACCTGGCGATCTATCTCGCTTCGACGTACCAGCTTGAGCCGACGCCGTCACTGGTGCGCCTCGCGATGAACGCCAAGCGGGTAGTAAAGCGGATGAACGTGCAGATTCCGCAACTGACGATGCCACGCGGCCTAATGTCGAAGTCGCGCTACAACATCTACAGCGACACGGACGGCAACTGATGCGCGTTCCGCTCACCACCGGCGCGTACCAGACGCGCAGCGTGATCGCCGAGGCCCAGCGTTCCATAAATTTATTTGCGGAACAGAACCCGCAGGATGCGCCGTGCCCGTTCACCTATTACCCGACGCCGGGCCTCACGCTCGTCTCGACGCCGCCGGTCGCCGGCGAGTCGCGCGGCATCTACACCGCGAGCAACGGCAATCGGTATGAGGTTGTAGGCGAAAACGTCTATGCGGTGAGCGCGACGAACGTCTATTCACAACTCGGCACGCTCGCATCGACGGGCGCCCCGGTGTCGATGGTCGATAACGGAACGGATATGTTCATCGTGGACGGCACGACGAGCGGCTTTACCGTGAAGATCGCGACGAACATCATGTCGCCGGTGACCGATCCGGCCTTCCTCGGGGCAGATAAGGTCGATTTCGTTGATGGGTTTTTCCTGTTCAATAGTCCCGGCACGCCGCAGTTCTATATCTCGCTGTTCGACGGCATTACGTTTGATCCGCTCGACATTGCGTCGAAATCAACCTATTCCGACAATCTGGTGACGCTAGCGGTGATGCACCGCGAGGTGTGGCTGTTCGGTGCACTGACTACCGAGGTCTGGTACAACACCGGCGCATCTGACTTCACCTTTGGCCGCATGCCGGGCGTGTTCATCGAGCATGGGTGCGCGGCGAAGCATTCGGTCGCCAAGATCGATCTGGCGCTGTTCTGGCTCGGCCAGGATCTGCAAGGCCAGAATGTCGTGTTCGCGGGTCGCAACTACAGCGCTGAGCGCATCTCGACGCACTCCATCGAGCAGGCTCTAGCTGGCTATTCGCGGGTGGATGACGCGATCGGATTTTCATACCAGCAGGGCGGCCACGCCTTCTACGTGCTGACGTTCCCGACTGCAAATGCCACGTGGTGCTTTGACGTGGTGACCGGCCAATGGCACGAGCGCGCGTTTCTGGAAGCCGATGGCACGCTCAGCCGGCACCGCATGAACTGCCATTCGTTCAATGGCGGCCGGAATCTGGTCGGCGACTGGCAGACGGGCCAGGTCTACATGCTCGACCAGAACGCCTACACGGACAACGGCGCGACGATCGAATATATCCGGGCCTTCCCGCACATCCTCGGCGCAGATGGAAACCGCGTGCTGTTCCGTCAGTTCATCGCGGACATGGAGGTCGGTAACGGCCTGCCTGACGACTCGGCACCGCCAGAAATCCGGCTGCGCTGGTCTGATGACCGCGGGCGCAGCTGGGGCAATTACGTGCAGGGATCGCTCGGCAAGGTCGGCGAATACCTGACCTCTATCCAGTATCAGCGGCTCGGTTACGCGCGTGATCGGGTGTTCGAACTGTCATGGTCCGCACCGGTCAAGACCGCATTGAATGGCGCATGGGTGGACGTGTCGAGGGCGCGCACGTGAGCACTCCAAACGGATCGACGAATACGAATATCCCGAATCCAGGCGTTCCGTTTCTTGATCAGACCGGGCGAATCACACAGGTCTGGTGGGCATTCCTGCTGGCGATCTTCCAGCGCACCGGCGGCGGTGGCACGCCCACGCCACCAGCGCAGACCGATTTCACGCCACTCATTGAAGCGCTGGTTCCGGTGCCGTTCGCATTCCCTGATAACCCGCCTGATGCCGTCGCGGTGCCGACGTTCATCAACGATCCGGTCGAAGACATCTTCGCATCCGGCGTTGGCTTCACTCCCGGCGTGACAACGGTCCTGACGCTCTCGAAGGTCTATGCGACGAAAGCCTCCGTGCTGGTGCATTTCGACGGCACGTTTCAGGCAACCGACCAGTACAGCGTGTCAGGCAGCACGATCACATTCACGTCGCCGATTCCGGTCGGGACATCAAACGTCTACGCGCGAGGCTAGAGCATGACGACCAAATACCGCGAAATGGTGGCGGGGCAGACCCTTACTGCCAGTCCCGTTTCGTACTACACGACGCCCGGCGGAACCTCTGGCGCAATCCACGCGGGCAGCATCTGCAACCCGACCGGCGCAGTGGTGACGGTGAATATCTACAAGGTGCCGACTGGTAATACGGCCGGCTCGCCAACGAAGATCGCCAGCAAGACTGTCGGCGCCGGCGCGACCATCGCGGTCCCGGAAATCGTGAATCACAAGATGGAGCCCGGCACGCAGCTTTTCGCCGATGGCCTCGCCTGCACGCTGAATATCAGCGGTATTGAATTCGTCCAGAGCTAAATGAAAAACTTCCACTTCCTCGCAAGCGGCGTCGATGTCAATCCGCTGATGCTCGCGATCCGCCGCCGGCCCGATCTCTGGAAAGAGGACACGTTCCTTCGCCACTACCCGCAGGGGCCATTCGGCGAGACCGAGACGATCATGCTGCGCTTTCCTGAGAAGGTCGAAGGGCTGACTGAGGAACAGATCGAGCTGTACAAGCAGAACCAGCTTGCCGGCTATGACCAGTATGAGGCGATCGACTATCCCGCATACAAGGTGCTGCATGAGGCGCGCCCGCTTGTCATGAACCTGATGGCGCGCGTCGGCGGTGAGCGATTGGGCCGCGTGATGATCAACAAAATTGTCCCTGGCGGCCGGATCTTCCCGCATGCCGACACGCCCGAACAGACGCGCTATTACACGCGCTTTCACATCGTGCTGCACGGGTTGCCGGGCGCGGTCCTGAAGGCTGGCGATGAGCAGATCAACATGCTGACTGGCGAATGTTTCTGGTTCGATAACAGCCAGGTGCATTCGGTGGAAAACAACTCCGCTGATGAGCGCGTATCGATGGTTGTCGATATTAGGACCTCGCGATGATCACTTTCACCATTGAGCCGTTTTCGAGCGTCTACGCCGAATTGCTGCCGCTGCTGTGCGCGCATTACGGCGAAATCTCGACGCACAAGGATCACGGCGTGCCGCTCGACCCGGTCGTCGAGGTCTACCGTGCGCGTGAACTCGATGGCTCGCTGCTGATGGTGATCGGGCGCGAGCGGGGCGAAATCGTCGCCTACTTCGTGTGCTTCATCGCGCCGGGCCTGCATTACCGCGACTGCCTGACTTGCTCGCCGGACATCTTCTTTGTGCGCGAGGACAAACGGACTGGTCTGGCCGGCGTGCGCATGTTCCGCTTCGTCGAAAAGGAACTGAAGCGCCGGGGCGTGAAGCGCTGGGCGGTCGGCAGCAAGGTGCAACACGATGCGTCGGCGCTGTTCAAGTTTCTCGACTTCGAGCCCGTCGAAACGACTTACGAAAAATGGCTGGGGGATTAATCATGGTCGCAGCAGCGGTAGTGGGCGCAGCAGCTATCGGCGCAGTTGGATCGAGCGTGGCCGCCAATGCGTCAAAGAGCGCGGCGAACACGCAGGCACAGGCGGCCGAAGATGCAGCCCATCTGCAGAACGATCAGTGGAACCAGACGCAGGCGAATCTTCAGCCATACATGGACCTGGGGTCCAGTTACATCAATCCACTCAAGGATGCATTATCGAATCCGATGCTGACGCAGCAGTTCAGCGCGCCAACGGCGGCACAGGCGCAGCAGACCCCAGGGTATCAGTTCACGCAGACGCAGGGACTGAAGGCAGTCCAGAACAGCGCCGCCGCGCGCGGTCTGGGTGTATCTGGCGCTGCCATGAAGGGCGCTGCATCCTATGCAACCGGCCTCGCTGATTCGACCTACAACGATGTGTTCAACCGCGCGCTCACCACGTTCAACACGAACTACAGCAGCGCGGCGAACAACGTCAACCGGTTGCAGAGCGTTGTGGCAAGCGGTCAGAACGCGGCGGCAACGAATGGATCACTTGGCGCGGCGGCGGTCGGCAACATTGGCAACACACTGACCAGCGGCGCCAATGCTCAGGCGGCCGGGACGATTGGATCCGCTAATGCCATTAGCTCTGGGCTTAATGGGATCGGCAGCAATGCCTTGACCTATGGTCTGATGACCAACAACGCAAGCAGCGCCGCGCCGGCCGCTTCTGCCGCAGCAGGCAGCAATCAGTATGGCTTCACGGTCTGAGGAAAAAATGCCCATCGATCCCAGCATCGCATTAAACGCAAACGCCCCGAAGCCGATCAATCCGTTGCAGCAAGCGCTATCTGTCGCGCAGTTCCGCGCGCTCAATGCCAGCGGCCTCGCGCAGCAACAGCAACTCGATGCGAACCGCGCCACCTCCGCCGCCTACCAGCAGGCCACTGACCCGACGACCGGCCAGGTGGACAACAACAAGCTCGTCGGCATCCTGAGCCAGGATCCTGCCGCCGCATACAACCTGCCGCAGGTGATTCAGGGCATCAACACGCAGAAGCAGCAGCAACAGACACTACAAACCGGCCAGCTCGATCAGTCGATCAAGGCGCAAAGCAGTCTGCGCCAAGGGCTCGGCAGTTTGCTTACGAAGCCCGATCTCTCGGCGCAGGACGTGCAGGGATTCGCGACGACGCAATTGCAGGCCGGCGCGATCACGCCTCAGGTATATCAGGCTGAAATTCAGTCGATGCCGCAAGACCCGCAACAGCTTCGCCAGTGGGTATCTCAGCACTACATGTCAGCGCTTTCTGGCGAGACCCAGCTTCACGCGATGCTGCCGCAATATGCGCAGATCAACACTGGCCCGGCAACTGTCGCCGTGAACCAGAACCCGATGGCAGCGGGCGGCGGCGTTGGCACGGTCGGCTACACGGTGCAGAACGGGCTTTCTCCGTCCGATGCGGCGAGCCCGGTCACGGTCAATGCGAACGGTCAGCCGACGATGATCACGAAGGGGCAGTTTGCGGGTGCACAGGGCGGCGCTCCGGCGCCTTCCGGTCAAGGTGGCGCGCCCGGCGCTGCCGGCACCGCTCCGGCACTCCCCGGCCAGCTTCCCGGCGGCGGTTTCTCTGCTGCACCGCCGATGGGCGCGCAGGGCATCGGAGATGCGGCCGGCACGCGGTATAGCAATCTGCAACAGGCCGCGAGCCAGGCGAAGCCGCTAATGCAGACGTATGACCTCGCCAGCAATGCCATTAACGGCGCCATCGCGGCGGGCAAGGGCTCTGCGCCTATCGCATCTGCCGGCGGTGTCGTTCAGACCATCCTCGGGGCGCTCGGTCAGAATCCGACCGGCGATTCTGTCAAGGATTACCAGCTCGCCACGAACTATCTGAACAGCGCCGCCGATCAGGCCGCGTCGTCGCTCGGTCTCTCGGGCAGCGATTCGCGCCTCGCCGCGGCGAAGGCCGGCCAGCCCGATCCGCACAACATGAACCTGCCTGCGCTTCAGGATTCGATTGCGCATGTGAAGGGTTTGCAACAGGCCGTGCTCGACCGCTCGAATGCGACGACGAATTTCCTCGCGCAGAACGGCAACAACACCAGCCAGCTGCCGCAGTTCGAGACGAAGTGGAATCAGGCGTTTAACCCTGACGTGTCCTATGTCCGCTCGCTCGGCGACCCGGCTGCGCAGCAGGCCGCCATGCAGAAGCTGAAGCAGCAGGGCAAGCTTCAGCAGTGGACGAAGGATTACACGGCCATGAAGGCACTCGGGGCATTCTGATGCCGAACGTCCAAGGGTTCATCCAGCAATATGCGCCGGTCGCGGCAGATGTCGGCCAGCGGATCGGCGTCGCGCCCGATGTGCTGCTAGGGCAATGGGGACTTGAAACCGGGTGGGGCAAGTCGGTCATCCCCGGCACGAACAACCTCGGCAACATCAAGGGTCCTGGCGTCGCCGCGACGGACAACCAGACCGGCTCGAATGACCAGTATCGCGCGTATTCGAGTCCGCAGGCGTTCGGCAACGACTTCGCGAACCTGATCAGCAGCAACTACAAGGGAGCCGTTGGAACGGGCTCTGATGCGTCCGCATACGGCAAAGCGCTGAAGGCTGGCGGCTATGCCACAGATGGCAACTATGCGAACAAGCTGTCGGGCGCGGTCGGAATGGTGAGGAAATTCGGGGACGCGGTTGCATCGGCTCTGTCGGACTCGGCGAATGCCGCCGAACTCAGTCCGCAGCAGATGGGCGCGCCCGTAATCTCGGCTACTGGACAACAGATCATGCCGCAAGCAACGAAGCAGCCGGCCACCGCGCCGAAGTCAGCGCCGCCGGCTTCCACTGGCGATCCCTTGCTGGATATGGCGAACGGCGTCATGGCAGGGTCTGCAACGGCTTCGCCCGCGCCGGCGGCTCCCACTGCATCAGCACAGCCCGCGCAGGCCGCTGATGACCCGTTGCTCGCGATGGCAAATAGCGTGCTGTCAGCAAAGGATGCGGCGAAGCCCGCCGCACAACCTGCACAGCCGGCGAAGCCCGCGCAGGCCGGTGCGGCTCCGGTGACGGTGGGCAACGCCATCGGCGCGACGCTTGAACCGATCGCCACGCTTGCAACCGGCGCGATTGCAACGCCGATCAGCACCGTCGCGCGCCTCGGCGCCGCTGCATTACCGGGTGTGTCGTTCGACCGTGCAAAGCAGATCGGCGAATCGGTGCAGAACGCGCTTACCTATCACCCGCAGACGGCCGGCGGCCAGCAGGCCAATACGGACATCGGGCGTGTGGCGAGCAATGCGCTCGGCGTCATCACGAACAGCGCACCCGTCAAGGCGCTGACGAACGCCTATCAGCAGAATTTCGTGCAGAACCAGTCGCCGCTGATGGGCACCATCAACGATCTCGTGCCGAGCGCGACCGCGCAGATCGTTGCGCCAGCGATTGCGGGACGCTTGAACAGTCTGGTCAAGTCGATCGGCCGCGCTGACGTTCCCGCGCCTACGCCGGGCAGCATCGAGCTTGCCAACCGCGGCGTCGGCCCGGTTCCGCAGGGACTGCCGCAGTCGCCCGTTGAGCGTCTTCCCGTCTCGCCGGCCGCCAACGATCTCTCCCCGATCCTCAAGCCGGATCAGCCGCAAGTCGCGCCAGTCCCCGCCGCGAACATCGCGCGCGCGCCGGCCGCCAATGAGGCTGTCGGCATCAACCAGGCAGCCGTAAATGACGCCGCCGGCGGCCGCCCTAATCTGCCGCAGGCGCCAACCCCGCAGGCTGTAGGCGCTGGCGCGGCGGCCAATGACGCGAGCAAGGCCACGCCAGCCCCGGCGCCGCAAGCTCCCGCCGAAGTGCCGCACTTTGACGACTCGGCGCCGTCTACCGTCAAAGCTAGCCTCGCACCTGACCAGCAGCAAAAGAACCTCGACCTGATGCGTGAGGTCGGCCTGACAGAGACGCGGCCTAGCGCGATCTCCGGCGACAAGTTCACGGCCGGCAACGAGTTTCAGCTTTCGAAATCGGACACGCCGCAAGGTGAGGTGCTGCGCGCGCAGTTCGCCAAGGAAAAGACTGCACTCGACAACTATTCGCAGCAGATCGCGCAGGACACTGGCGCGCGCGGCGCGTCGCCGGAAGAGGTCGGCCAGATCATTCGCCAGCCGCTGCAAGGCTTGAACGACTACTACGACAACGCGGTGAAGGGCGTCTATCAGGCTGCCGACCAGCGCGCGGCCGGGATCGCCGGCATCGATGCGGATTCATTCAAGTCGATGATGGACACGCGGTCGAACTTCGCCGGCAAGTCGGAAAATGGCTCCCTTGGGCGCGGCATCAATGCCTATCTGAAAGAGCAGGGCATCCGCAACGCCGACGGCACATTCAACCCGATGACCGCGAAGCAGGCTGAAGGTGTGCGCCAGTACATCAACGGCCAGTGGTCGCCGCAGAATTCAGGGCTGATCGGCAAGATCAAGGAATCGCTCGATACCGATGTGGCGAAGTCGGCCGGCGACGACGTTTATGCGCAGGCCCGTGCGCTGCATGCCGAGCGCAAGAACGTCCTGGACAACCCCAAAGGGATTTCCTCGCTGCTCAACGAGGAAGGGCCAAACGGCATCAATCAGATGGTCCCGGATGAGAAGGTCGGCCAGAAACTCACTTCGATGCCGGTCGGCCAGCTTCGGCACATCGTCGAGACGCTTAAAGGCGTGCCCACCGAGCTACAGCCGGCCGCGCAGCAGGCGATTTCAGAGATGAAGGGTGTCTTTGCCGACGCGGTGAACAAGGCCGGCCAGGGTGCGGAATGGAACGCGGCGAAAGTGACGAAGCAGCTAAACGATCAGCGCTCGCGCATGGGTCTGCTGTTCGATGACGGCGAAATGAGCCAGTTCCGCACGCTCAACGATGCCGGCCATGTCCTGCAAAAGCCGACTGCCTACCCGGGCGCCGCAGTGCAGGGGCACAACCTGTTGCAGAAAGCCGTGATCTGGGCACCGACTGCGGCGACAACAGCCGCGGCATCTGCACTGTATGGGCCGCTCGGTGCAGCTGTTGCTGGCCCGGCAGGCGCAGCGCTCACACGAAAGGCAACCGAGTTCGTCAACCGGCGCTCCGCCAACAAGCTACTTGATTCGTTTTCGAATCCAAAGGTCGATTGGAAGCAGTAACGGAAAGAAGAGATAGACGGCCCAATGGTAAGGCTTCGGTTCTTCGTATCCCCGCGCAGTTTTGAGCTTTTCCTCATCGATCACGAACGCTGAACCGCGCTTTTTACCAGTGACCGCAATCACGTTTCCAAGCCGGTCAAGTATTTCGAACATGTAGTTCTCCGAGCCCTCCCCGTGAGGGCTTTTTTCATTATAGGCCACCCAAAGAGGTGGCCTTTTTGCTTTGAGGCCCACATGCAAATCCTGCCGAATGCAAAAAGTCAGTTCATCGACTCTGCTGGGCAACCGCTCGCCAGCGGCACAGTCGGATTCTACTTTCCCGGCACGCTGAACCCGAAGCCGACGTTTCAGGACTCGCTAGGCACCATCGCCAACACGAATCCGGTCCAACTCGACAGCCGTGGCCAGGCTCTCATATGGGGTACGGGCGTCTATCGGCAGATCGTCCAGGATGCATCGGGCGTCACGATCTGGGATCAGATCACCGAAGATCCTAATGGCGGCCTGACCGGAAACCTGACCGACGATCTGTTTGTGGCCGGCACTGATTTCACGCCCGGCACGACGACGCAGCTCACGCTGACGGCCGGGCCTGGTGCGCTTCAAAACATGTGGGTGTATTTCGACGGAACCTATCAGGCCGATAACCAGATGTCGCTGGCCGGAACGACGCTGACGTTCAATTCGCCAATCCCGGTTGGTGTGAGTCTGGTAACCGTCAAGATCGGGACAACGATCGCCATCGGTACGCCAAGCATAGGCTCGGTCGTTGACGCATCTGTTGCGGCCAATGCGAACATCGATAGCTCGAAACTCTCCTTTCTTCAGGCTGGTTCTCCTGCTGTTCGCCGCACGGTTCAATCCCGATTGCGCGACACGCTGAGCGTGAAAGACTTCGGCGTCGTCGGCGATGGCACGACAGACGATACGGCCAAGATCAATGCCGCGCTCGCCTATGTGGCCACCGCGGGCGGTACGCTGTTCTTCCCCCAAGGCAACTACCTCGTCACTGGCACGGGTCTGTTGCTCGATCAGAGCGCACTCGTCGATTCAGATCTGAAGCACGTCTGCATTTCCGGCGCCGGTGAGGGCGCGACGCAGATCACCTATACGGGCACCGGAACGGCGTTCAGCTATCTCGGTGCACAGCCGAACGGCATGAACTCCTATCTGACGCTGGAGAACATGCGGTTCCTCGGAACCAGCCAGACGAATCTAAGCATTGGCATTTCGATGAACCTAGTTTCGACGATGGTCATGCGCAACGTTGCGACGCGCGTCTTTGGGACGGGATTTGTCGGAACGGACATCCTGCAAAGCGGATTCTATGACTGCGCATTCGCAGTCTGCGGCGGCGGCATCAACATGAATTTCGGCGTGTTCTCACCGCCGAATGCAGTTCTTTTCTGCAACTGCGAGATCATCGGCAACCTGAACTTTGGGGCGCTGATTGGGTGCTGCACGACCGTCAAGTTTCTCGGCGGCGCCGTGCAGAACAATGGCAAAACTGGCACGGCGACATTCCGTTACGGCGTCGCCATCATCACGGATAACGGCGCGGTCGGCCTCAATGGTGCGCTCGCCGCATCGTTCGATTCGGTCTATTTCGAAGATAACGCGTTCGAAGCAGATGTCTGGTTTCAGGCCGGCGGCAGCACTGATGGATCGACGGCACTGACAGTCACGAACTGCACGTTCAACCGCCTCACCAACGTCGCAAACCAGTTCGTCAATTCCAATATCCGGGTCGATGTCAGCACGCCATTCAAGACGAAGCTCGTCGTCATCGGAAATGGATTCATGGGGTTCGGCACATACGTTCCGAATGCCCTGACGCCCTACATCTTCGTCAGTGACCCATTCGGCGCCGCAATGGATACGGTCGATTACGGGAATCTGTACGGATCGAACATCGAGAAGCCGACGTTTTTGGGTCCGGTAAAGGCTGACAAGTTCACGATCTCTGCGGCCACGACGTTTGCCGGATCAACTGCCGCGACGACCTACGTCTACAACACTGCCAGCGTCGTGCGCAACAGCATCGGTAACTACACGGTCAACTTCCAGAAAAACAGCCCTATCGCCAATTACCCGGTCAGCATCGCGCATAACGGGGGCGGCGTTTATCAGGTGGCAAGCGTCAATACCGGCTCCTTCAGTTTCATAACCAAGGATGTATCCGGTGCACTGACTGACCCGAGCTATGTGTCCGCGATGGCATTCGGCGGTGGCGACGTGGTTTAACTAAAAATGATTCAGACCAGAACGGGGAATTACATGAAAGAGATCGCAGCGAGCGCTGTAAAGGCCGTTCCCCCGATCGGGGCGAACTGGTGGTTATGGCTGCAAAGCCATGACATCAACTGGTACGTCGCTGCTTCGACGATCGTCTATATCGGCTTGCAGGGCTTCTACCTGATCCGCAATAACGGGCAAAGAGGTGGCGAATGAGCAGCTTCGATGAAGCATTCACGGCGCTTATCGGAAACGAGGGCGGATATTCGAATAACCCGGCCGACCCAGGCGGTGAAACGATGTGGGGCGTCACGGCCCGCGTCGCGCGCGGCTGGGGCTATACCAGCGACATGAAGGATCTGCCGCTCGATACTGCGAAGGCGATCGCGAAAAAGTTCTATTGGGATCCGTACCAGTGCGATCAGTTCGACCCGCGCGTTGGATTCCAGGTATTCGACGCGGCTTACAACGGTGGCAAGCCGGCGCAATGGTTGCAGCAGGCCGTGGGCGTCACTGCTGACGGCGTGATTGGCGCCATCACCACGGCAGCCGTGCGAGCGGCCGATCCGCTGAAGATCGTGATCCTGTTCAATGCCTCGCGCCTGCTCTATTACACGAGCCTGGGCACGTTCGAAACGTTCGGAAAGGGCTGGTCGAATCGTATCGCCAATAATCTACGGAGGGCTGCATCATGAGTGCATGGACAAGCGCGCTAAACGTCGTCAAGACGCTCGCGCCGACGATTGGCACAGCTCTAGGCGGCCCGCTCGTTGGCGGAGCAATCAGCGCATTGGAAAGCGTGTTCGGCATCACGCCACAACCTAATGCATCGACCGATGATCGTCAGTCCGCACTTGCCGAGGCGATCAGCGGCGCGACTCCAGAGCAATTGGCAGCCATCCGCGCGAAGGATCAGGATTACGCGCTCGCCATGGCTCAAGCCGGCTTCAAGAATACCGAGACGCTGGCGTCGCTCGCCGTGCAGGACCGGGCCAGCGCGCGGGCCATGCAGATCAGCACCAAGAGCGTGACGGCGCCGTTTCTCGCCGTGTTCGTGACACTCGGATTCTTCGGTTGCCTTGGGCTGATGATGTTCTACCCGATCCAGAAGGAGGCACACGATGCTCTCATGCTGATGCTCGGCGCGCTCGGCGCGTCGTGGTCGGCAGTCGTTGCCTACTACTTCGGTAGCAGCCAGTCGAGTGATAGGAAAACGGAGCTGCTCGCGCAATCGACGCCGGGGGCGCCGCAATGAAGACGCTCGGAAACTATCTGCTGAACATCCTGAAGTGGATCGACATCGGCGTGAATGTGATTTTCCTGTTCGGCGCGAGCAACGAAACAATCAGTGAACGTTCGGCCAAGGCCCGCAACGCTGGCCGCAAGTGGGGCTGCATTTTATGCGGTTTGCTTGACAAGGTGAATCCGGGCCATTGCGACAACGCTCTCACGTCAACCATCGGCGGTGACGCCATCATTCCAGACGGAAAATAATCATGAAACGACTTCTCACCCTTCTGGCGCTCACGTGCGCAACTGTTGCTGCATTCGGCGCAACGCTGAACCCGATTCAACTGCTGAACCCGACCGGCTCGACCAGCGGTCAGGCGATCGTCTCGACTGGCGCATCGAGCGCGCCGGCATGGGGCAATGTCACCGTAACTGCGCTCGCCGCTCAGGCAGCCAATACGGTCGTCGCAAACGTCACCGCATCGAGCGCGTCGCCTACCGCCTTCGCAATGCCGAGTTGCAGCACTTCGACCAGCGCACTTCAGTACACCAGCGGCACCGGTTTTACCTGCTTCGCTGGCTCCGCACCACTAGCATCCCCGACCTTCACCGGTACTGTCACGACCGCAGCGCTCACGGCAACGGGCCTGATTTCTCCATCCAGCACGGTCGGCATCAAGGGCACCGCGACGAACGATAGCGCGCAGGCTGGCAGCATCGGCGAGTATCTGACCGGCACGACTTCAGGCACATCGCTGACATCTGGTGCCGCCGGAAACTGCGCGAGCGTGAGCCTCACGGCCGGCGATTGGGACGTATCTGGCGTCGTTCGATTCGTCGCAACTTCAGCTACCGCGATCGGCAATTTCCAGAGCGGCATCACCGCGACCTCGGCAACCTTTGGCGGCCTAGGTACGCAAACGACACTCCAGACCTCATGGACGGCCGGCGCGGCCATCGACGAAGTGCCGACGCCCGTTGTCCGTCAGTCGCTTGCGTCCACCACAACCGTGTTCATCGTTGCGCTGTCTTCGTTCGGTGGCACGATGACGTGCAACGGTTTCATCCGCGCTCGCCGCGTTCGCTAAATCCGAACCGCTTCATCTCGCCGAGCGGCATCGGGGCATGTCCCTGATTGCTGTTCTGGCGATCCTTTGAATCGATGCCATTTGCATGAATCTTGTCGTGGTCCGCGCAAACCCGCGCGATTTCGGCATCAAGGTCAATATGCTGGTCATGGCGTATTTTTTTCATGGTGATACCCCGGTTGATCGTCAGACAAATTGGTATGGGCGCAGTCTACAACAAGATTCGGTAAGGCAGTCCATTGCCTATCGCACGTGAGTCCCCAAAAATTCCCCACCGAAAAATCGTCCAAGACTAGAAGGGGATGACGAGTCCGGCCTCACGCACCAATAATAGTATATACAAATCCCCTGTCAAGGTAGATTTGCGTAGAAACAAGGGGTTAGCGATTATCTTCGGTTTACCCCTACTCCCCATATTCCCCACCAAACACCGCAAGTTGTAGAATCGAGTCCCCAAACATTCCCCAAGGGACTCCCCACAGTGGCCTCCATCACTGCCTATAAAGACGGCTGGCGCGCCCAGATCTACGTTCATGGGGAGCGCGACTCCCAGACATTCCGCACGCAGCGCGAGGCCAAGACATGGGCTGCAACGCGCGAGCATGAGATCCGCGAGCAGAACAAAAAGCGGCCGGCGTCGCGCCATACCCTGCGCCAGATGCTGGAGCGCTACGACGCGGAAATCATCCCCACAAAGCGCGGCTCCCGGCCCGAGTCTTTGCGCCTGCGCGCCTTCCTGCGCAACTTTCCCGAACTGGCGAGCAAGACGCTTGATGAAGTTCGTACGCCTGACCTAGCGGCATGGCGCGACGCTCGGCTCAAGGGGTTCGTGGGGAACGATGGGAAGAAAGTCGAGCGCGTGGGGATTGCGTCTGTTCAGCGCGACATCAGTTGGATGCGCAATGCGTTCAACATAGCGCGCCGCGAATGGCACTGGCTGGATGCAAGTCCGTTCGAAGGTTTCAGGCATCCGTCCGACCCGCCGCCGCGAGATAGGCGCGTCTCGCCGAAAGAGGTGAAATTGATCTGCCGGTGGCTTGGCTATCGGTCGGGAGAAGTGCCGCGCTCGCTGAGTCAGGAAGCTGCGCTCGCGTTCCTCATTGCGATCCGGTCGGCCATGCGCGCCGGCGAGATACTGAGCCTTGGGGAAAAGACGCTCGACATGCGGCGTCGCGTGGCGCGCGTGCCGCACAAGACTCAACACCTTACCGGCCGCCCGCGTGAGATCCCACTGACACGCCAGGCTATTCGCCTACTGCGTCCGGTAGCAGACCGCGAGAAGTGTTTCAGGATCTCGTCATCCTCCCTAGATGTCTTATTCCGGCGGGCGCGAGATCGCCTGGCTGAGTCGGTTCCATCGATTACCGACCTACATTTCCACGACTCGCGCGCCGAAGCACTGACGCGGCTGTCAAGAAAGGTAGACGTGATGACCTTGGCGAAGATCAGCGGCCACGCTGACCTGAAGATTCTCATGTCGACGTATTATCGCGAATCTGCCGAGGACATTGCCGCACGCCTTTAGCTCGGCCGCAACGCCTTGTCAACTTGCTCGATGGGAATCAGGCCGCATTTGTTCAGCTTGAACTGGCCGGCGCGAAGCATCTTGCTCACGGTCCATCGGCTTAGCCCCAGCATTTCGGCCGCTTGGCCGATTGTCACCTGGGCCGGTCGCGGCCGGCGCGCCTCATAAAACTCGAACGCCCGTTCCAACATTTCGATTTCGCTCATTTCCCACCCCAAGCTGTTCTTGATTCGATAACCCTGATCACGTCTCTGTGGCTCCAGCAAGGGCGCGGATAGCGTTCTCGCAGTCTTCGATGGCGCGTTCGTACACCATGTCGCCATGAGTCTCTGTAGGGTCTTCCAGGCGTTCGCCGTGAACTGCTCCCCAGCATTCCTCCAGCGCCGCGCGGCGGGATGCTTGCAGCGATGCCTCAAGCTCAGCGATACGGGCGTTTGCTACTTCGATAGCGTTGGCGGCTTCCTCGCAGATAGGCTCTGGCTCGCCGTAAAGCGCCGCGAATACTCGCGCATTGCGCAGGCGGTGGATTAAGTTGCTCATTCTGTCTCTCCGCTTGCCGGACGCGCGGCGTAGTCGGTGACATAGCAATGTTCGCCAGCATGACCGAGCGGCGAACAGCAGCGAAGCCAGTCATACTCGCCCCTCTTCCGGCTATTGCACGTCAGCGCCCGCGTCTGCTCCACTGGTTGCGGCCTGTACAACGAGCCGTCCTTGGCAACCTTTTTCCCATAGTTGTTGCCCCGTCCCGTCAGCGGTTCTTTGCCGTTTTTACGAAGGGAGCTATCAACCATCTGGTCGTATTCCTCGCCAGTCTCAAACAGCCCGCGTTCAATCGCGCTTTCACGGCACAACTGATACCTGTGTGCGTCATCCGATTGCGCAGTCTGTTCTGCAGGTTGCGCCGTCGCGGCAAGCATGGCGCGAAGGCGCGCTACATGCTCCGTCCTGTCGGTGCGGTCGGAACTGCCGATATAGCCGATGGCCAACCGCAGTGTGTCGCAATCTTCTTCGGTGGCGGCTTCCAACTTGACGCGGCGCATGCGTTCAGCAATTGCCGCGTCTTTCCATGTGGCGAACCCATCAGGGCCTTTATGCTCGGTAATGAGCTTGCGGATGAATGCCGCGGCATCGACGCAATCGTCAAAGTCGGGGTCACTTGATGACAGGCGATTGATAATGCGGTCAGCTTCTGCATTACCTGTATCGATCGACTGCGCCGCCCGCTCATCGTCCAGCACCACGGCAGTCGGATTTGTTTCGCACTGGCTGCATCCGAGCTTTGCGCAAGCGATTGCCTCCCATGCCGCGCTTTCAAGCGTCGGATAGGTGGCTACGTCCCAGCACGCCGGATAGTGCAATGCACGCGCGATACGCTCGCGGACCTCAACCGGCTCCCCCGATTGCGCTGGCGCGGCAGCGTGGCGCATGCCAGCGGCGATGATCGCGGCCCATACAGGCTCGTACCAACCGTCAAAGGCGTCAGATTCGGAATAGTCGCCGCCTACATGGTTCTGCATGGCGAAGTCGGCCTCGTCGCGCATATGCTCGGTCATTATCTTCGGCACCAGCACGAACCCTTCCGGCGCGGCAGGCTTGCTTGCTCCCTTGTCGTGAGGGGCGGCGAGAATCGTTTCAAGGGCCGCAATTGTCGCATCAAGCTTGCCCCAATAATCGCTATCGCCAGCCTTCACATCCTGGAGAATCTGGAGTGCAGATTCGATGACATCGATTTCCAGAACGGGCTTAGCAGCCGCAACACGTTTCATTCGCTCAGCGATCGCTGCATCCTTCCACGTAGCAAAGCCATCGGGGCCTTTATGCTCGGCGACCAACTTGCGAATGAGCGCTGCTGCGTTGGTGCAATCCTCAAAATCCGGATCGCTCGACATAAGTCGTCCTAGTATTTGATCGGCCTCAGCATTACCCGTGTCTGCTTCTGTAAAGCAACTGCACTTGTGGGGCCAGCACCTTCCACAATTGCCATCCGTCGTGTCCGGCTCCACCGATTGCGCTGGCGCGGCAGGGAGCGGCAGATCGACGCCGTCGAGTTGCCATACCTCGGTGCGCAGCCGATGCTCGATTTCCTCGCAGGCCAGATCGAAGACTGATTCGGCTTGCGTCGGGATTGCATCGGCAGACTTCGCGAAACCTTGTTTCCGCACAGTTGCGACGATATGCAGAGCGCGCTGCTGCTCAAGGGCAACGGCGAGATCGATAACGTCATCCGATGGCGCGGCAGTCTTGCATACTGTGCACTCACTGCGCCATTCGCCGTCGATCGAATGAACGTCGCCAGTGTTATCGCAATACTCGCATCGCTCGGCTAGCGCAGCAAGTTTCGATATGGAGGCGGTATAGAGAAGTTGTGCAGCCTGCTCTACGATTGCCTTAGTCCCGATGGATGTGTTCGACCAATCGCAGGCGCGTAGTGCATCGGCAGTACGCCTAGCTTCAATGCCTTGGCTGGAAGCCGTCTCAAGCTCTGCTTGCTTGCGTCCGATCTTCCAGAATGGTGCGAGCCAGTGATCATCACTCGGCGGCTGGTTCGTGTTCTGGTATCCGAAGGCAATTGCGCCATCGATGGCATCACACGTCAGCTTGCGTTCAAGCTGGATCTGCTCGGAAGTCATGCTTTTGCGGATTTCGTGGTCGTTCATATTCTTCCCGGCTTCGGGCCTGTTGGGGATGGCCATTTGCACTCTGTTGGGATGGTTCAAGGCCTGCTCTTTCAGGCAGGGACCAGACCCACAACCGACAGAGCAGTGAATATCGCTAATTGCGCAAACTCGAACGGCGCTCACGATCCCAGCTCTCCGCCAGATGCAGCGGCACCGGTGGGCATGATTTCCCACTCGTGGCCGTTCTCGGTGATGTTGAAAATGCGGATCGTCGCGGTGGGAATGCGCTTTGCCAGTTGCAGCTTCAATTCGAGTTCGCCGTTGGCCAGCGGCTCTACATCGACGGGCCACGCGTTACTGACCTCGTTTTCGACTGCATCGTCGATCGTATGGAAAAACGTCTCGCTGTCGTCATCCGGCCAGACCATATCGGCATCGTCGGCAGTCAGTTGCGTCTCTGCCATCGCGGGAGCGTGGGTAGCGGCGAGAGGTTTGGCGAGACGTTCGATTACCTCATCAATGAGTCTGCGTTGCTCATGGCTGCGGGCATCCTGCCACGCACTGCTGTTTCCATAAGCTGCCCGCGTCTCTGCATCCTTTCGTACGTCGGCAGACAAATCTTCGTAGCGGACGTAACGCGCACGCTTCAAGAGCGAAACAATCTCTCCGTGCACTTCAGTCAGCGCCAAAGTCGCGCCCTCTGTCTGCGGAGTGGTGGCGAGAGTGGCTTCGGCGCGCTCAAGTCGCTCGATCAGCGCCAGCACGTTCGAAGGCATCGCCGCGCGGAGGTAAGATTCAGCCGCGCCGTGGGCATTGCCGATCCCGTAGAACTGCACGCCGATAGCCGTGCCGTCGTAGTTACAGAAGTCGGCCTCAAGCTCGACATGCCCTTCACCACCGCATGCTGGGCATTCGACGTGGCTTCCATCTTCAAATCGGTCAATCGACTCGGCACTATCAATGTCCTGCGGCGTCGCGGCCAGCGCGGCGGCTTTCAGCGCTTCGATTTTCTCGTCGCTCAGCGGCACTGCCTCTGTATTCGTGCTCATATCTACTCCCTATAGTTCGATTGCTTCGCGCGCTGCGCGGATTGGGTTAGGCGACTTGTTCGGCCGGCACACGGCAGCGGCGTGCAACTTCGACTAGCCACTGAGCCAGTTGGATCGGCGTGTGTTCCCGCATGGAGTCGGGGATTTCGGGGCGAGACTGCCGCTTGATTCCTTTCCGATGCAGGCTAGACGCAACCACGTATTCAGCCTTTCCGAGCTTCATCGGCATTGCGGGCACGTCAGCCGGCGAGCAACCGACGATGTAAAGCAGCGTGGATTTCTCGGCTAGATGCCCGAACCAATGCTGATGAATCGGGAGGGTCCACCCGCCGAATTCATCCGGCGCCGCGATCGTGCCGAGCTGCTGGTCATCCCACAAACGCGATCCTGACGGATGCTCAAGCACGCCACCGAATTCACGAATCTGCGCAACAGCCCAGCGAGCCAGATCTTTTTCATCTGGCCGCGGCTTAGCCATGTGAGCGAGGCGACCCCACGCGCGGCACGGCGGATGTGCGACGATGGATGAGCCGCCTGGCCAGTTGCGTGCATCGCGCTCGATGTCCCACACGTCGCAACCCGGCAGCGTCTTGTAGACGCTATCCTTGCGTGCGAAAAGCACCGCGATTGGATTGCTCATAATTTCCTCTTCGCGCAGCCACTGCGCGGCGTATGGGGTGGTATAAAAAGTGGGGCCAATGCTGCGCCCCTTCAAACGCCGCCGCGCGGATCACCACGCGGTTTTCGGGGGTTCAAACTTCGAGGAATTCGACGCCAAGCACTTGCACGGCGTGGACTTCGATGCGCTGGACAAAATTGGCGAACGTTTCCTTGTTCATCTGCGCGGTACTCATCGCCACCAAACCGGCCGGCCCTTCATGCTTGGGCGCGAACATGTCCTTGTAGAACTCGTGCCACACGTCGCGCGAGAACCGCTTGCCGTCGATCTCTGCCTGCTCGGATATGTCGTCGAGCATTGCCCAATAGCGCGCGTTGGCCTGCGTCGAGCGCTTGGCCTGATACGCATCAACGGTGACAACCAGCGGCTGGCCGATCCGCGCCTGCTCGGCGGCGTTCTGTTTAACGAAATCCCACATTGCTTTTGCGTGGGCTGCTTCGCGGAGAATGAAGGTCGGCATCGTTACCTCAGGCAGCTTTCTTGCGGAGCGCGAACTCGTATTCGCTGACGAACATCGAAAATTCGAGAAGATCCAATTCCATCTTTTCAATGAAATCGTCGTCACGCTGAACTTCGACCATCGTGAATTGCTTGTCGGCCGCCGTGAGAGCCGGGCAGTACAGGCCGACATGCCACCACTTACGACCGCACAGCCACATGCAGCCTTGCGCCTGTTCTCGCACGTCCGTGATATCGCCTTCCAGCAGGATCGGACGCAGTTTGTCCGGAGCGAGAAAGCACTTGTATTCACTGCCGCCGTCCGGGTCGATCAATCCGTCTGCGCTGGCACCGAAAAGGCCGTCATCAGTCGTCACGAAACCTGCGCGCTCGACCAACAAGCCGGTCTGCGCTTCATGCTCCATGCGAGCCTCAGGCTCCAGTTCGTGACCGCGCTTCATGCTCCACGTCTCGAAACCTTCATCGAGCGGAGTACCGCTGATGCGCTCAATTGCCAATCGGAACGCGTAGTCTTTCGATGCGTCCGACCAATCGCCGATCTTCTCGCCGGCCAGTGCGCGTTTGATAATGTCGGAACTCGGAACGACTTTGTATCCGGCCTGGTCGGCTGCCGCCTTGGCTGCCATGCCGCCGCGATGCAATTCGACGAACTGAGCCTGACGCTCATCAAGGCATCCGACCTTCTTGCGCACTGTCGAAAACATGCTGGCCGTGATGCAGCCGGCGCGCGCTGCATGCCATTCGGGTGACCCTTGATCGCATTGGATGATTTTCACTTTGCCTCCGCTGCTTTGAAGTCGGCTATCTTGCTTTCGACGGCGTGCTTCACTTCGATGTGCGCAGCAGTGTCTTTGGTAGCCCGAATCTCAGGCGCGGCCTGCGCCCAAAGACCGCGGACCTCCTTCTCTGTTTTCGAGCCCCGGATATTGTTCAGCCACTTCTCGACGAGCGCTTGAACGTCATCAGCGCGACCTGCGCCGCGACCGTCGTCGTCCGGTGCGTCACGCGTTGCCAGACCGACTGCCGCCAGAAGCGAATGACGCTCAAGATACGTTTTGGTGGAAATCATGGCCTGAATATTGTTCTTTCCGCCCGATTGATCTAAACCGGCTTCGAGGCACGTTTCCTCGCTGTAGCCCTGGCGATGCGTGATAACGCATGTGATGGAAATGATTCCGCCTTCCGAGCGCGCTGGCGTCCACTTGTGGCTAAAGCCGTGTTCGGCAAGTGCAGCTACGACCTTCTCGACCACGTTGCCGATCGTCGCATGGTCATAGGCCGTTACGCCTTTGTCCGTGCGGAATTCGACGTGCTTGTCCTTATAGATCGTCGGCGGATTGAGCTTGAAGTCGGCCATTGCCTGCGCAAACGCCTTGCGGGCCTCATTCGCTTCCCACTTGATCTGCATGTCCATCAGGCGCTCAAGGCGGTCGAGATCGGCTCCGCTTTCGAGTGCATAGCGCACCAGATCAGCAGGCGTCGCGATGGCCGATACAACGGCTTTCGGTTGCTGAACCACGGGCACCGATCGCGGCGCCACTTCTTCCTCGACCACGCTGAAGTCGGTCGGCTGTTCCAAAACTCGTGACATTGCTTGTTCCTCGTATGCAAAAAGTGTTTCGGCCGCGAGACAATCGCTCACACCAGACTCCGTTTCACAGCCATAACCACGAACGCCGCAATCAGCCCTAGAACAATCGCCGTCTTCGGGCGCGCGTCTAGCCAGGTGTTGAAAGAGCGGATCATTGCGCGCCTCGTTTGTTTGCTGCACGCCCGATTGCGCCGATCGCACGCTTTGTCACTCCAAGCGCTTTCTTTGCGGCCTTCCGCTCAAGCACAAACTCGTATGCTTTCAGGCAACACGCGCAGTTTTCGAAGAGGTATTCGCGAATCTCCGAATCACTCATCCACATGGCGTAACCTTCGTCGTTCTTATCTGGCGTGAACGCGTCTTTCAGATGAGTCACGTCGTCGTGTTCGCCGTACTGCATGCCGTCCTCGGCAACACCGCAAGTCCCGCGAACGCCTTTGCAGTAGTGAAGCGCACCCGATATCAGCTTCGTAATCTCTTTGATTTCAGAGTTGAGGCGCGCATAGTCGGCGCATGCCTTGAGTGCTTTGTCGCTCATGCGATTCCCCTTGCAGCGCAGTAGCCGAGAAATATTCCGAAGGCGACAACCACCGCCCAATCCGCGAGGCGCGTCAGCATGTCGGCCTCGCTGCCCAGAAAGTAACGATCATCGCGACCACGCATCCCGCAGCGATCAGCGACACAAGCAGCGCGTACGCGTGGTCAAGGCTGCGTAGGTCGGCTTCGGTGAACTGGCGTACGGGCTCGCGACGGATGCCGAGCACGCGGCGGAGAATGCGGCCAGTGAGGCGGTGGAGCAGATAGCGGCTCACGTTAGGCCTCAGAACGGAATGTCGGACGCGGATTCTGCTTCCGTCATAGTGGTCGGCTTGTTCTCGATCGCCAGCAGAGATTGGATTTCCCGATTGATCTCCATGACTTTCCCGTTGAACTCGCGGCTCAGCTTTTCCTTCTCGCGCTCCAAGTTGGCGACCAAAGAGGGGCGAATATCGAAGCCATCAGGAACTTCAATTTCGATGTCTTGCTCACCGATGAGCGCTAAAGAGCGGCTGCTTGTGTCGGCCATATTGAATGGGTAGATTGCATACTTCACTTCGAGATCCCAAGGTTCCTTCTCTGCGTGAACGAAACACTTAACAGTCACTTTCATGTCAGTCCCCTTGCGCCAGCCGGCGCTTAACAATGATTTGCTTCGCCTGATCCAGCAGCGCAAGCAGCGTGTGCGAGTCGTCGCGCGCCAGAGCCAGCATGAAAACTTCGCGCTGCGGCCCGGTAAATTCGCAGCACTCTTCGAGCAAGTCGCTGAAGTCCACCGCATCAGCGATTGCATTGCGGCGATCCTCTGCGGCGCAAGCGGCGTTGTCGCGCTTTTCGAGTTCGCGGTCCCACAACCAGTCAGCAGTACGCAACATGCGGCTGCCGGATACGAGAGAAGGTGTGCTCATTTCAACTCCTCAAAGCCGAAGTCGAAGCGTTCCATCGCCCAATCCTCGGCGTGCTTTTGTTTTTCATCCTCGGACATCGAATTCCATTCTTCTTCCGTGTATCCGAAGTCTTCGATATCGAACGTTTCGGAGCGCTCGCTATGGATATTGGCGTTGTTGTCGCACCAGAATTTGATCTTCACGGATGCCTCACTGAATGCAGATGCGGGCGTAATCGACTTCCTGCGCGATCTTCCACACGCGAAGGAGCGGGTTCGACTGCCACGGATTCACGCACACCACTTCCATCATCTTCGTGGCGAACAGAACGATCTCGTGGTGCAGCTTGGATTCGAAGGGCTTGCTCATGGCGCGCCTCACTTCTCTTTAACTTCGATGCCGAGCAACTTGGCGAACGCGTAAAAGGCGTCTTCCTGCTTTTGCGTGCCGAGTTGGTGGACGAGTAGGCCGGCCGCTTTCGCGGCCTCCCATATTTGGTCTTTGGTGAGAGCCGGCATGATCAGACCCAGATCCCGCCGCCGATATGGCGCTGTGTGAAGGTGCGATACCCGTTGCCAACCCAGCAGCGCAGATCGCGCCATTCGTTTCCGTCTTGTCCGATCCACGTTGCGATCACTTCGTCTTTGCGGTTCATCTCAGTTACCTCGAATCAGTGTTGGTTTCGGGTGGTGCATGAGTAAGATAATAGGAAAACTCGTTGAACTTGGCAATAGGAAAACTCGTATCTACGAGTAAAATTTTGCTATTGGATTAATAGTGCGATAGGAAAGCAAGAAACCCGACAAATTATCGGGCGTCTTGCAGATGAGCGTGTGGGTGTGGGGAGCCGGGAGGAGGTGGGAGCGCTAGGTGTTCTGCGCAGGCCCCGAATTTTGTATTAGATTGCTTCGATGCTGGTGAGGCGTTGCGCCACCGCCAGACAGTACGACAGTTGCTTCAAACGGTCCTTCAGTGCTTCACAGTTCCGGCAGCTCGGAACCTCGCAATCGTTTGCATCTGGAGGCTGCAAAAAGGAGGGAACCTCAATTCCCTCGTCTGTGTTGTTGGTCAAATCCATGGTTTCAAACACCCCGCGATGAAAGGGAAAAATTGCCTGGCACGGCCCTGTGCCAGTCAAATATTCATCCTACAAACCAGTATTTGAAAGATGGGGTAAATACTTACAAATTTTTGCCGTTATTCGGGGTTGGCCCTTTGTTTGCGCGTTGCTGCCTAGCCATCTCTTCGGCGATTGCCTGCTGGATGAATTCTTTCGTTTCCGGCGACACGCCGTAATCTCTATTACGGTCCTGATCGCAATTCCGGTACAGCTCGCGCACCTGATCGGCCAGTACGGGGCTGATGTCGTCGATCTTGACCCCCAGCACCTTGGCGAACTGACCGACGGCATACAGGTTCAGTTTGGCCTTTCCCTTCAGGTACAGATTCACGTTCCCCTGAGTGCCCATGTCGTACTCGACGCCGAACTTCTCCTGCGTCATTCCTTCCGGGCGCTTCTCACTCCATAGGCGGTCTAGACGCTTAGCGTCGTCTATCTGCCATTGCGTTAGTTTCTGTTTGACCATGGCTGAACTATAGATTTCCTAGTGATAGCCGCAACGAGTTTTCCTGTTGACAAACAGAATGAGTTTTCCTAGTATGTTCACTATGAAACTCGCCGACTACCTCGCCAAGCACTCCATCAGCCAAATCGCGCTGGCCCATCGCCTCGGTGTGAGTCAGGGCCGCGTGTGGCAGTGGCTCAATGGAGAAAAGGTTACTCCGAAGTATTGCCCGGAGATCGAAAAGTGGAGCAATCGCGAAGTCACCTGCGAAGAACTCAACGATTCGGTCAACTGGAAATACGTTCGCGAGTCCGCCCAATCGATCGCAGATAGCGACATCGTCGAGCGCGCCAAGGCATCGGATGACGCTCAACCGCCTGTCGGCGGAACAAATCGAAAGCGCAAAGAAGCCCGCATCACGGGCTAAGTATTCAGCAGTACGGATGGGACCGGTGTTCGAAGTAGTGAGCATTTAAGAATCCAATGGCGTTGATGTACTGACGCCATTTTTAACCGGGTGCATTGATAACCGGTGAATTGGGGCGATAACACATGGCATCTCCGAATATCAAAGGTAATCAGATGCAACTCGACTTTGAACCGGGCCTCGTTGAGCGCTACGGCAGCCTGAAGGATTGCGTAGCTACTGGCGTCTACCAGCGCGGCCTGAAGCGCATAGCGATCGATCTCGATCAAGCTCCCAGCAATCTCAGCGTGCAGCTCTCAGAAGACGGTTCCCGGCATTTCTCCATCGACTCGTTCGAAAAGTACCTGGAGAAGACCGGCGACATGTCTCCCATCTATTACCTGATCGAGAAGTTCCTGGCCGACAAGGCGAACGGTAAGGCCGCGGCACTGGAGCAGATCCAAGCGCTCGGCCCGCAGATGATCGAGCTTCTGCGCAAGGCAGGTATTGCCGCATGAACGTCGACTCCCTTCTATTCGATCTGGAAATGGCAAACCGGCGCCTTCCAGCTGAGCCGAGCGATTCCGAAGAAATCGACAGCAATGAGCTGGACGAGTGGAAATCGATTCGCTCTCATCTGCCGGTACTTATCCAACTTGTACGCGAGGTGAAAAATGGAAAAAAAGTCGATTAAGACTGAAGTCCAGATCGAGGCTGAAAAGAAAGAAGCTGAAGCCCTGATTGTCGAGATCAGCCAGTGCATCAATAAGGTGCCGAAGTCAGTTCTGGCTGGCTCCGTCCAGTCTGCACGCTCCTGGAAGGAAAACGCTTTCAAGGCGATGAAGCTGGCAGACAGCAAGCAGCCGAAGCTGGAGGCGCTGCGCTCCGCAGTGCAGGCCCTGCGCGTATTCGACAAGGCGAAAGCAGCATGACCGCCGATCTGATTTCCCTCTACATGCTCGGCCTCATTGCCCTCTGCGGAATCGGATGCTGGAAGCTGTTTTAGTCTGGAGGTTGTGGTGATGCCGTCATACAGGATCAAGGACTGGAACAAATTCCAGCACTTCAAGGATCGTAAGCCGCCTTGGGTGAAGTTGTACCGGGACATCCTGGACGACATGGAATGGCATGAGTTGGACCCTCAGGCAGCGAAAGCGTTGGTGATGTTCTGGTTGATAGCGAGCGAGACGGATGGATGTCTTCCTGATACCAAAAAGCTAGCTTTCCGCCTTAGGACTACTGAAAACGACGTAAAGAAGGTGATATCGCAGCTTTCTCACTGGCTGGAGCAAGTTGATATCGGAGTGATATCAAGCCGATATCAAGATGATCCTCTAGAGACAGAGACAGAGACAGAGACAGAGGAAGAGAGAGAGGCAGAGCTTAATGCGCCGAGCGAAAAAATTTCGCTCAACGCAGCAGGAAGATGGGACGCAATACCGGAACTTTTGCTGGCGACATGGAAGGAAGCCTATCCAGCCCTTAGCCTGGATGCGGAGCTCTCGAAAGCTGCCGCTTGGATCATCGCCAATCCGAAGAACAAAAAATCGAACTATGCGCGGTTCCTGACGAACTGGTTGACCAGAGCTCAGGACAAGGCTCCAGCCCAGCGTACGGGACAACCCCGCGGGCAGAGTTGGTCGGAAAAAAACGAAGAAGTGATCGCACAGCTAACCGGCAGGAACCGATATGAACCAGATGACCGAACCATCGATGTATGAGCGGCCGGAGCGCCCTGAGTGGCCTGTGAACGCTCTTTCCCGTCGCTCGATCGAAGCGCTGTTCTCGAAGATGACCGCGTTCTACGGCGACAAGTTCGCAATGATGTGGCGCGGCGCGAAACTCGACGAGGTACAGAAAGCTTGGGCGATCGAGCTGGCGAAGCTGTCGCGCGAGCAACTGAAGGCCGGTAGCGAGTCAATGACCGCGCTGCCGAAACCTCCGACGCTGCCGGAGTTCATTGCGCTCTGCAAGCAGGCCCGTCTCGAGCAGGCTGCATTCCAGACGCCGAGGCTTGAGCATGTAGCGCCGGCCGATCAGAAGGTGATCGACGCCAACCTCGCGCAGATCAAGCGGTTCAGCAAGCCCAAGCGCATGTCTGGCAATCCTGGCTGGGCGTACGACTTCATGATCCGCGGCGCTGCACTGAACGCACAGCAGACGTCTGTCGAAGTGCTGAAAAGCTGCCGTGAGGCAATTCTGTCGGCAGTCGGCCGGGAATATCCGAGGACTCAGGAAGGCGAGCGTGCGGTCAAGTGCGCCGAGATCCTGCGCAATGTGGTCAAGGAAAGCATGGGGGTGCAGTGATGGCAAAGCCCAAGACAAAAATCAACGAGATCGTCGCGCTGATCGAGAAATACGGCCCGATATCTCCGAACCGTCTGACCGAGATCACCGGCGACTTCCGCCAGTCGATCGACAAGTACATGCGCGAGGCGCATCAGCTTGAACTTGTGCATGTTGCCGCTTTCGGTCCTAGCCCGTTCGGCGGGAATCGCACTGTCAAGCTTTACGCAGCCGGAAAGGGAATCGACGCGCAGCGGCCCGGCGCCGCAAAGAAACAGCCCAAAGCAAAGAAGCCTGTTGATGAGGCATCACGCCGTTGTAAGAAATACTCACGGGCTGAAAAACGCATCATCCGCGAGATCAAGGAGAGCGGTAAATCTGTCAAGTCGCAAATGCACCGCTTACCGGGCCGTACCTTCTGGGGCGTTCAGTTCGCCGTTGCCAACCTCAAAGGAAAAAAGAAGAGTGGAATAGGGTCATGGGTTTGGGCGTCCGTCCTGACCGTCTTGCGAGACGAAGCGAACATTTCAGCGCGCGACCTCAGCGCGCGAATCGGATGCACAGCCAGGCAGATGAGGACTGTGCTGAACGAAAACCGAGGCTGCGGAGTTTTCATCTCTGGATGGGAAATGCATTGCCGCACGCTCTCGGCCACGTGGAGTTTAGGTGATCAGGCAGACGTTCCGAAGCCTTCATTGCAGACGATCGAAGAGAAGCGCGAGAAACGGCGTGCGCGAGATCGGCGATGTGCGGACAGAAAACAGGTCAACCCGTTCTCGACTGCGCTGGGTCTGATCCGCGCGCCGAACGTCGGCACCGGCCGCGTGTACCAGCACGACATGAGCGATCGGGCGGCAGCATGACCCGCGCCGAGTCTAAATACTTGGGCAAGGTGGCGCGCCTCGGCTGCGCCTGTTGCCAGTTGCTGGGCGTCGGCGAGGAAGACACACCGGTCGAGATCCATCACCCGCGCGAAGGTCAGGGAATGGCTCAGCGGGCTCCGCACTGGCTTGCCATTCCGCTCTGTGTGCCGTGCCATCGCGGGGACAGAGGCGTCCATGGGGATCGGTCGATTCTGCGGCAGATCAAGTGCACGGAGATCGAATTGTTGGCTTGGGTAATTTCACGGATGAATGGGTGAGGGGATGAACGTTAAACCTGGCCAAATTTGGCGCGAAGTAGACACGCGTTTTTCACGCTACGTGCTGATCGTGAGCGTGTTCGAAGACGGGAAAAGAGTTGTGATGCATACGGTGAACGAACGCACGCACGAGAAAGCAGGCCCGACAACAAAGGCCAGCATGGCGCGGTTCACGGGAAAGCACGGCGGCTATGAGCTAGTGAAGGAGTCCGCATGACCTCCACTATCGCGCGCGAGGTGACGGAGTGGTATCCGGCTGACGCTAAGCCGGTTCATGTCGGCGTGTACGAGACGAGTTTTGACGGAATCCCCGGGTTCAGCGAATGGAGCGGCATTCATTGGGGGAACCAATATGAGTCTCCAGACAGGGCGAAAGGTCGTTCGCATTTCGTCGGATTTCAGAAAAAGATCTGGCGTGGCCTGCTGAGCCCGGCATGCTGATAGCAATTGATCCGGGCATCTCTGGCGCGCTCGCTTTCTTCGGACCATCCGATCGCGTCTCCGTCCACGACATGCCCATTCGCCTGAAGCAGACCGTCAGCAAGGTCAAGAACGAGATCGACCCGACCGCGCTGCAACGGCTGCTTCGTGAGCGCGTGCCGGCCGATGAGAAAGGCCTGGTCGTCATGGAGTCGATGAACGCATTCATGGGCAGCGGCGAGAAGCGCGTCGGCTCGATGGCGTCTCAGGCATCACTAGCCGCAACCAAGGCTGTGATCTGCGCTGTATGTGAGCTTAGCGGCTTCGATATGGCCTTTGTGAGCCCTCGCGAATGGCAACGGGCGTTCGGTATCAAGGCGACGTCCAGCGAGACCACAAAACAGCAATCGTTGCGTCTGGCTCGGTCGCTGTTCGGTATTGAGTACTGCCCGCTGGCGAAACACGATGGACGTTCGGATGCGCTTTTGATCGGGCGATATGCCCAAGGAAACTTGATATGAGAGATTTCACGATGAAAGATTTACTGATCGAGCTGCTTCTATGCGCGCTCGAAATATGGCTGCTGTCGATCGGCGGAGTGATTGGCGTGATCGGCGAGATCCTGACGATACCGGGGCGGCTGTTGTCGTGGATCGGGTCGTTGATTGTTCGCCTGGCGCCGAGGTGAGTATGTGCTATTCGGATCCTCGCAAATCGCTCGCCCTAGCACGCGAGCGCCTGACGCCCGAGCAGTGGGCGAAGTTCGAGCGCGAGTTCGACGACTTCTGCGTGGTGCAGGGGCTTGCGGATGCGCGCGGAGTAGGTGTGGCCGCGTTCGATTGGGCCAAGTGGGCGTTCTACTGCGCGCGGCCGCGTCCTGAGCCCGCACTGACTGCGCAATGCATTGCCGCTAATCGGCTTGCTGATTCGTATCCCCAGTTGCCGTACACCAAGCGCGCGCTCGCCGCCCACTACGAGCGCATCGCCATCGCCATGATGACCGACGAGCAGGCTGAGGCGAGTCTGGAGCGCTGGCGCGGCGTTAAGGGAGAGGAAGAATGAGATTGCCGATGGTCATTTTTATTGCAACCTTCATCCTGATCGTCGGAGGCTCAATCGCTTATGAGCGAATGCTCTGGAACGAATGCCGAACCGATCATTCGTGGTTCTACTGTGTCCGCATCTTGGGAGCTAAATGATGGCATCGCCCTACAAACCCATGTCAGGCCGCCCCTCGCGCATGAACTGCGAGACGCCCGAAGCGCAGTCGGTCAGCGGCAAGCGCGGCGGTCTCAAGAAGCTCGACGCGAACCAGATCGAGGCGCTGTGGGACGAAACTCAGGCGATGACGCGGGCAACGTTCTACTGGAAGGCGCCGGAGGTAGCGAAGTGAAGACTCTTGTAAACATCGCCTACGTCATATTCATCATTGGATCCTACGAGTTCGGGCAGTGGATCTTCCGTCACATTTTCTGGCATTAACCCTAGGAGCAAAAGTGAAGCTCTGCAAAGACTGCAAGCATTATTCGCCAGCTGGGTATGCCGGGTGGTTAGCCGCTTGGCCGGCAACCTGTAATGCACAAGATCGACGTGACCCTGTAACTGGCGAGCCGCGTATTACCGGGATATGCCAATACCTTAGGGAGCCGGCAGGAGAATGTGGTCCGGATGCAAAGTGGTTCGACCCGGCTAATCTTGACGGCCGACTAGCAATGCTGCCGCAGGGGGAATGATGGACAAGATCGATGAGTTGTTGCTCGACTGGTTCGAATGGAACCAGAACTATTCGCCATCGCTAGGGTATGGCAAAGCGGAGCCGGCTTGTCGGGATTTCAGGATCAGTCGCCAATGGATGGATTTCGATGATTTGAACGCCGAGGTTGAATGGAACCTAAAGGCAGCGACCGGGAAGGTATTGGAGCCGATGATTCATGCGCTTGAAACCCGATATCGGATAGCCATCAATACGGCCATGAGAAATTTCCAGGCTGGCTATGCGGTATGGGGTAATCCGCGCTATCCTGACGCACAAGCCGACGACTACTCTCAAGCGAAGGCTATCCTTTGCCCGAAATTGGCAGCAATCGGACTGATAGAAAAAGACGCTTGTAAACAAGAAAGATTTGCTTTAGCATAATGGTGTGGGGGAAAGTTGCCTCCGAAATTTCTCAAAGCCCTGCTCAGTTCGCGCTGAGTGGGGCTTTTCCGTTTACGGCCAGTCACGCGGCGGCCGGCGCCGCAGAGTACTCCTGGACTGGCCTCGTTTTTAGAGTGAAGTGTAATTGGGCACACCGCAGGTAACCAATCCAGCGCTGGAGCCGGAGTCGATGCCGGCCTCTCTTTTTCTTCCGCAGGGCGTGAGTGCGATAACCGCGTCAGTTGCAGACGAGGCGTAAGCTGAAAGTCTCCGCCGGCTTGCCGGAACTCTATTCGGCGCGGGCTGCGACAACCTTCAACCTTTGGAGCACATCACATGGAATCGCTTAAAGATTGTCAATTCGATTTAGGTATGGCACTTCACTTCCTGAAGGCGGGCGGGCGTATTTGCCGCGCTGGATGGAATGGCAAAGGCATGTTCGTCTATCTCGTTCCGGCTGCTTCATATCCGGTTCAAACGGGTGCAGCGAAAGCGCACTTCGGCGAAGGATCGATGGTGCCGTATAACGCATACCTCGCGCTCAAAGGCGCTGACAATACAGTCAGCACATGGGCGCCGAGCGTAAGTGATTGTCTCGCGGAAGACTGGTTCTTAGTTCCCGTTGATGGAGAGAAGCAATGAGCGATCCCGTCGCAGAAGCAGCAGCACAATTGGCCGCAGCACCGAGCGAACCTGTTACCGGAAATGTGCTGGTCAATGAGACGCCGGTGGTTGACGCGCCGGTTGTGGAGGCTGGCACGCCCGCAATGGGGGAGATCGCTGCGGCACCTGTGGAAGCCGCACCCGTCGATACTTCCGCTACGACCTCTGTCCCCGCTGTGGAATCGGTCGCGACTCCGGACGCCGCTGAACTCCCGCGCGAATCGCACCTGATGCTGCTAGAACACAAGCTCGCCGCGATGCACGCCAAGTTCAAGACGGGCGAGCGGATCGTGATCGACGAGTTCGAGCAGATCCTTGCGCATATCCGGGCTGTTCTCTAAAGTAGATGAGAATAGATCGCAATGGCTAAGGGCGTAAAGACGGGCGGCCGCACGAAGGGCACGCCCAACAAAACGACCGTCGCCGTGAAGGAAGCGTTCAAGCTTGCATTCGACAATCTAGGCGGCGTTGATGCGCTGGTGACATGGGCGGCGGATAACCAGACCCAGTTCTATCAGCTCTATTCGAAGCTGATCCCCACTGAAGTTGAGGTGGCGGGCAAAGACGGTGGCCCGATCGTCGTTGCCGCATCGCCGCTCGACGAGCGCCTGTGAAGCTCAACCCGAAGCAGGAAGCCGCCCAGCATGTTCTGGCCGGCGACGCGACGCATATCATGCTGTTCGGTGGCTCGCGGTCTGGCAAGACATTCCTGCTGGTGCGCAACGTCGTCATGCGCGCACTCAAGGCGCCGGCTAGCCGCCATCTGATCGTTCGCTTCCGCTTCAACCACGTCAAGAATTCGATTGTGCTGGACACCTTCCCGAAGGTGATGCGGCTCGCGTTCCCGGGCGTCAAGTACATGCTGTCCAAAACGGACTGGTACGCCGAGTTTGAGAATGGTGCGCAGCTCTGGTTCGGCGGCCTGGACGACAAGGAACGCACCGAGAAGATCCTCGGGCAGGAATACGTGACGATCTACCTGAACGAATGCTCGCAGATCCCGTTTGGCTCGGTCGGTATCGCCATAACGCGTCTTGCGCAGAAGGTCGAGCAGGTCATCAAGGGTGGCGTCAGTGGCCTGATGAAGCCGCGCATGTATTACGACTGCAATCCGCCGAGTAAAGCGCATTGGGCCTATCAGGTGTTCGTGCAGAAGCGCGACCCGGACACGCGGGTGCCGTTGGCGCGCGGCGAGGACTATGCGTATTTCCAGATCAACCCGCAAGACAACGCCGAAAACCTTTCTGAAGGCTATCTCGACACGCTGAAATCGTTGAGTGCGCGGCTTCAGAAGCGCTTTCTCAAGGGCGAGTTTGCGGATGCGACGCCGAACCAGCTATTTGCCGACGAGACGATCGACAAATGGCGCCACATGGACGGCGCTTTGCCTGACATGGTGCGCGTGGTGGTGGGCGTCGATCCGAGCGGTTCGGGCGATGCGGACAATGCGGACAACGACGCCATTGGCATCTGCGTTGGCGGTCTTGGCATCGATGGCAACGCCTATCTGCTTGAGGACTGCACGGTCAAGGCTGGCCCGGCGACGTGGGGCAAGATCGCGGCGGATGCATACGACCGGCACGCGGCCGATGTTGTCGTTGGCGAGACCAATTACGGCGGCGCCATGGTCCAGCACGTGATCCAGACGGCACGGCCACGCACGCATTACAAGCAGGTCACGGCGACGCGCGGCAAAGCAGTGCGGGCCGAGCCGTTCTCCGCGCTGTACGAGCAGGGCAAGGTGCGCCATGTCGGCGACTTCCGCCCGCTTGAGGACGAGCTGACCGCTTTCAGCACTGTCGGCTACATGGGCGAGCAGTCGCCGAACCGCGCCGACGCATGGATCTGGGTGTTGACCGAACTGTTCCCGGGCCTCGTACGGGCTCCGAAGAAAGAAGCGAAAGCTAAACCGAGAAACAGACACGCCGGCACGTCCGGCACGGGATGGATGGGCTAAATGGCGCGCAAACGCAAATCCGACGATGCTGAAGCGAGCGGGCTGGACCCGATCGTCAAGGAAGCCAAGGAGCGCTTCGCCCGTTGTGAGGATGCCGAGAGCGAGTTCCGTAAGCTGTTCGTCGAGGACATGAAGTTCGCCAATGGCGACCCGGACAACAACTGGCAGTGGCCCGACCAGATCCGCCAGTCGCGCGACGGCGATCAGCGCCCGTGCCTGACGATAAACAAGGTGCGCCAGCACAATCTCCAGATCATCAACGACGCGAAGCAGAACAAGCCGAGCATCAAGACGCTGCCGATCGACGGTCAGGCTGACGTGCAGATCGCCAAGATCCTCGACGGCATCATGCGCCACATCGAGTACAACTCGCACGCCGAGATTGCATACGACACGGCGACCGAGTTCGCGGTCCAGGGTGGCCTGGGCTACTGGCGCGTGGTCACCGACTATGCGCACGACGGCTCGTTCGAGCAGGAAATATTTATCCGCCGGGTGAAAGACCCGCTGTCGGTCGTGATCGATTGCGACATTCAGTCTGCTGACGGCGCCGACGCCAAGTTCGGCTTCGTGTTCGAAGACGTCCCGAAGGACGAATACGAGGCGCAATATCCCGAAGCAGACCCGGCCTGCGTTACATTCCCGATGGAAGCAACCGGCGATCCATGGCTCGACAAGGATCACGTTCGCGTGTGTGAGTACTTCCGCCGTGCCGAGAAGAAAGACATGCTGATCAATCATCCGGTCAAGGGACCGATGAAGCTGTCGGCGGTGGATGACGCGGACGAGCGCAAGTCTCTGCTGACTGACGACAGCGTGAAGAAACGCGAGATCACTGAGCCCCATTTCGAGTGGTTCAAGATCGCCGGTGACAAGATCATCGACCGCAAGGAGTGGCCGGGTCGCTATCTGCCGATCGTGCGCGTGGTGGGCGAGGAAATCGTCATCAACGGCAAGGTCGAGCGCAAGGGCCACACGCGCAACATGAAAGACGGCCAGCGCATGTACAACTACATGACCTCGGCCAACGTCGAATACATCG